AGTTCCGATCTAATGCAGGATGTTAAATTACAACACGATGCACAAGGGCTTTTTGATCTGGTAGTAAAAAATGGACAGATCGTTGGTGTAGATGGTCTTGACAGCTTAGTTGGTTCGTTTAATTTCAAAACTTCTTATCGGGATAATTTTCCAGCTTCAGCAGGGGATGACGTTCAAGTTTTTATCAATAATATTTTACAAATAACAGGAATAGTCATTGACACACCGTATTCTGGCAGTATGGAGGGCAGTTCAGTCAATATCATGGGATATGACAGAACCAAAAATTTATTAGATTCTTCATTACCTCAAGCAGCAAAACAGATAGAAGGCAAAACCACTTTAAAAAAAATATGTGAAACAATTATATCCGGGTTGAATATGGATATTAAAGTTATAGATGAGACAGGCGGAATAGAAGGCTTTACAGAAAAAGATAGTCAGTCCGGCGCATCATGTAGTAATGCATTTGATTATTTAGAAAGCTTTGCAAGGAAACGTCAGGTTTATTTAATCACAAATCCGGACGGCAATTTAGTTTTATTCAGATCAGGAAATAAAAAGGCTGTTACTCCACTCACATTAAAAAAAAAATAGCAAGCTAAATAATATAAAAAGTTCGAGGCTGAACAATTCGCATGAGCGAAGATATCATACTGTTGTTTGCAGGTCTCAAGCAAATGTTGGGTTTGATTCTTCAGAGGATTTTTCAGGAGAGGGATCAAGCATAAGTGCGACTGCGTATGATGCTGATATAAATCCTTCAAGATATTTAGAGATTCGGGCAGAAGAATCCATGACAAAAAAAGAATGCTTGGATAGAGCAAAGGAAGAAGTCAATAATCGGAGATTAAAAGGGCTGCAATATTCATGCGAAGTTTCGAGTTTAAGTCAAGATGATGGTTCTTTGTATGAGGTTGGTCAACAAGTTAAAATTAACGATGATTATGCAGGCGTGAGAGGTATTTTTTTGCTTAAATCTATCATCAATCAGAGTCCGGTAAAAAATCAAAAAGTAGGGTCCTTGATCGCTCTGAATTTTACGTTACCAGATGGGTATAAGCCACAGGACGTTTTAACTCAATCATCGAAAAGGAAGAGTGTAATTGCGTAACGATTTAAGAAATATGATCAGGATTGTTAAGATTCTCAGCGTTGAAGATTCAGGGAGTAAGCGCATGTGTAGAGTTTCTTTTGATGATAAAGAACAAACGGCTTGCCTTTTCAATCCGTATGGATTATTCTCAAGTCCATTGCCGGGCAGTATGGGAATCGGGATATCACAAAATGGCAATTCTGCGAATATGGTTGTAATTGCTGATAGACCAGCTTTAAGACCTGTTAAAAATTTAGAACAAGGAGAAGTAGTTACCGGCAACTACTTAACAAATGACCATATTTTTTTGGATAATGCTGGTAATATTAATATCAATTCTGCATCTGGATCATACATAAAGCTTAAAGCAGATGGTGATATTGATGTCCACGCATCAGGGAAGGTAAATATTATTGAGTCTGATATTAATATGACTTCTGGAATAATTGAAGGTGCGAACGTCTTTAATAGTGCGACATCAGATGGGCATAAGCATGCTCAAGATGATGATCTTGGTGGTGATACAGAAAAAGACACAGGAGTTCCGATCTAATGCAGGATGTTAAATTACAACACGATGCACAAGGGCTTTTTGATCTGGTAGTAAAAAATGGACAGATCGTTGGTGTAGATGGTCTTGATAGCGTTATTCCTACTTGTCTTTTTACTGATAACAGAGCGCCAAAAAGCTTAGTTCCTAATGCAAAAAATAGGCGTGGCTGTATTGCAAATTCTTTAGGGTTTTCTTTAGGTTCAATAGTTTGGTGTTACGAGCAGTCAAGGCTTGATCAAAATACTATTAACGGAATTAGGCAAGCAGTACAAGACGCACTCGCATGGATGATTGAAGATAGTATCGTTAAGCAAATTTTTGTTGATGTTGAAAAAACGGGAACAAGAGAAATAAATATAAATATTGAAACAATATCAGAACTAAATGAAACAACTCCTTATAACTACTTATGGAAGATGACTAATGCCTCTTAGCTGGTTGAAAATAGAAGATTTTTGGGCATTAATGAATGCTGAGTTTAGAACAGAAATGCCCGATGTTGATCCTACGATCGAAGGATCATGGGCAAGAGCGTTTGTAAAGTCAAAGGCTGCTGGATGCTTAAGTTTACAAGCTTTGCATCAAGACGTATTAAGACAGCAATTTCCACAAACTGCACGAGATGAATTTTTGGATTATTTAGGAGAATATGAACTTTTACCTCGTAATTCTGCAACGGGATCACGTGGTCTTATTGTCCAAGCGGGTGTAGCTGGTACAGTGATACCAGTTTTATCACAATATAGCAGCAGTGGGAATACTTATACCGTACAAACAACAGCAACCATTACAGATCAAACAGGAACTATCAGCAGTATAACACGCAGCGCATCTACAGTTACAGCGGATATCGAAGCGCATGGCTTTGCAAACGGGCAGGAAATTACTGTCTCTGGGGCGAATGAAACAGAATATAATGGCACTTTTAGTATTGTTGTTTTAAGTGCTGATACGTTTACTTATGAAGTTTCTGGCAGTCCTACTTCGCCAGCGACTGGTACATTGGGATGGGCATCAACATTCGCAAGCATTTTAATTGCGGCAGATGATACAGGATCAGAGACCAATCTTGAGAGCGGGGCATCCTTATCGGCAGATGACATAACCGATCCGGCGCATGTTAATTTTGATGGATTGACAGGCGGTGCAAGTAAAGAAACTGATGACAGCTATTATCAAAGAATTATTTTTACAAGAAGTATTCAACGAGGTGTCTTTACTCCTGCGCAAATCGAAGAAGCTGCAAGAATGATAACAGGAAATACAAGAGTCTTTGTTATTAAGCCTGAAATATCTGTGGCGGATTTATCTCCATTGCCTCCTGTTGCTGGGCAAGTCGCTGTATATCCGATTCGGGATGACGATACATCTATTATTCCATCGCCAACAATTTTAGCTGAAACTAAACAAAAAATTATTGAGTACGGCAAATTAAATGCACAAACGGCAGAAATTGACATACTTGTTTTGGCAGCGACATTAATTCTTGTAGATTTTCAATTTGCTTCAATCACTCCTGATACTCCGACAATGAGAACAGCCGTACAAGCACAATTAAAGGCTTTTTTCGAAGATAGCACAAGCTTTGCTACAGATATTTCAGAAGGCTCTTATCTTGGTGCTATAGCGAATACTCAAGACTTAGAAACAAATACTTTTTTAAAATCGTTTCAATTAACTTCACCAAGTGCGGATATAATCGTTGATGATGGTTCAATCGCCTCTGTTGGGGAGGTGTCATTTGTTTAAAGCACCTGGAAAAGTAAAAACAACAGAATTTTTAAATAGTCATTTGCCGGAAGGGCGTGTTTGGGGCAAAAAAAATGCGGCAAGTTCAAACATGTATAGGCTCAATCGGTCTCTTAGCGCTGGTTATGAAAAATTAAGAGAACAAATAGAACATCATACCTTTGAAATGTATGTTCCGCAATCAACGGACTTACTTCCTGATTTTGAAGAGTCTGTCGGGTTGCCTGATGAATGCGAAACAGGCTCTTTAAGTTTAGATGAACGTAGAAATAAAGTAATAAACAAATTAAGAAGAATTGCGATAATTACTTTAGAGGAAATGCAGGAATATGTTGATAGCAGGTTCTCTGATTTAGAAATAGAATTAATACCTGGCGAAATTTTTTATGGGTATGCAGGGCGTTATCCGTTTCCGTATTGGGGAGCAGCGTCAACAAGGTTTGTGATAGTAGTTAAGCTTTACAATACTACAGAGAATGGTTATCCTTATCAGTATCCATTTGCGTATCGTGCAGGAAGTAACATAGAAAAAATCAAATGTGTTTTGCACAAAATCATACCTGCTAATGTTGTTTTGGCTTTTAATTATAATGTGTAAGGAGTACAAATGAGAGTATCAAGAGAACGAAAAAATCAAGGGGATATTCTTGATAATACCGCCGATCCTTATTTTCAAGGAGCGGGGGAATCACAGGCGCATTGGTCAGAGCATGCAAATGCTGTTACAAGATCGGGGCAAACTCCGGCGATAGCAGATGGGACTGGTGAAGACTTGTATCAAACAGCAAAGGCGATGTTTATCAACGGCGTTGCCGGTCAAAGCTTTCAGGACAATGGAACAGCGAATGCTTATCAATTAACACCTCTGACTGGTGCGAGTGGGCTTGTAATTCCTGATTATGCACAACTCCAGGGGGCTGTTATTACCTTTAAAGCTGGGAACGCTCCAACGGCTGCGAGTACAGTCAATATAGGACAAACTACAGGCACATATTTAGGGACAAAACCTTTGCTTAGAAAAGATGGTTCTGCCCTTTCTGGTGGCGAATTTTTAGCAAATGAATTTGTTAATATTCAGTATAATTCTGGGTCATGGTATTTGATGTATTCGAGTTTATCTTTAAAGGCGCTTGATGGCTATCAAATGTTTTCAAGTGGTTTGATTTTGCAATGGGGGAATGAGACTTCAGGGATAGCAAATGTAGTTTTCCCTCTTACTTTTCCAAATAGCCTTTTCTTTGTAGGGATATTCCCTGAACAAAATAACAACAGCTCAGTGTTAGGTCACCATGTAATGCCTCTTGTAAGAAGTGTATCAGGTTTTTCAAGGGCATCGTCTGGAATACAATTTAGCTGGATAGCAATAGGACATTAAAGGAGGTTTCATGTATTACGCACAAATTAATGATGGCAAGTTGTTAGGGTTTTACAATTCTGAAATACATACAAACATCCCAGAAGGTTCTGTTGAATTAACGATGGCTCAATATACAAGTTGGGTATCAGATACGAGTCTTATTTAGCAAAATAATGATCTGGTAGTAAATCCACTAAGCTTGGATGAATTAAAGTTGTTAAAAAAGCAAGGAGCAATTAATATTTATCTACAATATAAGGATAAGATTATTTGCAAGTCCGGCACGGACATAAGAGAGATGTCAAGAGACACCTTAATCACTCTTTTAATGGTAGCAGCAGATTCTGGAGGTAGTGCAAAAATAGCATTAACATCTAATGTCAAAACAGTTGCAAATAGTAATATTATGGATTTGATTTCGGAAGTACAAACACAAGCGCAAGATGCTTGGCTCGTTACGAATTTTTATTTGCCACAAAAAATTGATACTTTGAGTCAAGAAGAAATTGGAACTTTTAATGTCGTGGATAGTTTTGCTTTAAACTCTGTTAATTATCAGTTGATAAATGCCGTTTACGAATTAGAAATTTAAAAAGGAAATTATGAAAAAAATTATATTTATTATAAGTTGTATAATGTTGCTATCCCGACCTTCTGTTTTTGGGGTAGATTGTAGCGATTATTATACAGACCCTAATGGTCGTTGGACGACAGACATATTAGATGACATGCATAAAGATTTTAGGAATACTCATCTATATATAGTAGATAGCAATAATAAAATATTACCCAGCATAAGGGATGATGCCGTAATGGATTATGCGGAGCTGGGTGTTTGTGCTGTAGCAACTGACGTATATGGCTTATATTACGATTTAGTTACAAAATCTCTTATAACTGTACAGAATTTAGCAGTAGTTCCCGATTATGTTATGCCGCTACATTTTGAACAACGTCTTGATGCAGATGTCCAATTACAAACTACAGGTTTTTATTGTCATAATGCGAAGCAAACTATTTTTGATAGTGCCACTATTGCAGATATTGAACCTATCCCTGAACTACAAAGCACAGGGGACGTATCAATCTCAGCATCATTTGTGCTAATAAACACAGAGCAGAACGGGCATATATTCCAGGTTAGTTCTGTTGGGGAATCTTTTGAGACAAATATCCTTTATGGGATAGTGATGAGTCCTGGAGGCATGCTATGCTGGTTTCATGAATATGCTGAGGGAGTAAACGTGAAGATACCAAGTGGGGTCGTCTTAAAGCCAGAGACTTATTATAATGTTGTGGCAAAGCGAGATTCTACAAACAAAACAATAACTTTTAGAATAAATAATGTTGATGGATATCCTATTTCGTATAATGAGAATGCTGAAAAGTCAGAGGGATTCAATTTGCAAAAAGTTGCGATTGGCTCTTATCCTGACGGGCGATGGGCTATAGCAGGCTTGGTGTGGGAAGTAAAAGCCTGCACCCCCGATGGATATTTTGAATATAAAAAATAGGTGAATTATGAAAAAACAGATCACAGGGAACGCAGAATATCTTATTGAAGGGTTGGCTGGTAAAGGCGGAAGCTTAACAATCGGAATAACAAAAGCTGCTACAGTTCTTATTGAAGCATCGCTTGATGGAAGTGATTATATCCCTTTTTTGGGAAATGATTTTGAAACAGCAGTTACTTTAAAAGCGGCTGGATGGGTATTGTGCCGTCCATTTGTTACGGGTATGACATTAAAATTAACTGTGTCAGATTTCACAGAAACCTTTGATGCAATTTTTGTATAGGAGGATAGATGTTACAATCACATATTGGGCATAGTGGGATCGGATCAGGATCATCAGCGGACTACAAAAGCATTTTTAGCGATGAGATAATTGATAATGAATACATCTTGCAAGCATCAGACGAGTATCTGCTTTTTGAGAGTGATGAGAATGTTAAGGTAATAATCCCATCTGATATTGCAATGCCTATTGGCAAAAAAATTCCAGGGTGGAACAACGGTCCCGGTGAGGTAACTTTTGCAAGTTCGGCAGTAGTTCTCAATTCTGGAAAGCAAGCAGTCCCAGTGGGGGGGTCATTTTTTCTGGAAAAAACAGGAGTTGATAAATGGCAACTTGTTATATCCAGCAAAATGATGAGCGATCCATATGCTATCCAAAAAGTTTTCGCTAAGAAGTTCCTGACAGATGAGAATGGCACTACATCCCTTGACCTAATCGGTGATCAGACACGCCCGGTTCAGCAGGGCGGGTGTCTTGTTTTCAATGGTACGGATGGGTATGTGGATGTCGGTAATATAGGCTCAACCGCAGAAACTATTAGTTTATGGTTTTATAATCCTGTCATTATTACGAAAAGTTATACCCTTTCAGGACTCATTAATATTGAAGGTGGGGTTGGTGCGATAATGTTTGGAAATGTTACTTCAATTTTCCCTGACGACATTATAAGTTATTTTA